TGATGGCAATCTTGTTGGGGTCAGTGCCTGAGAGCTCGTACACACGGTCGCGCAACTTGAGCGTCATGCCCAACCGACGCCAGAAAGTTCGTTGGCCATACGCACCAATTTTACCCAGCGGTGACCAATGCTCATTTGACCAGGTGTGACCGCCGTCATCTGACCAGCGCAGCATGACCGCAGGGTCAGACCCTTGGCCGTCATTCAGACCAACACCTGCTTCGCAGTCCAATTGCAGACTGTGGTGGGCTGTGCGCTTGAGGTTGTTCTGGCCGGTCGGCAGCGCCCGCCATGAGCGCAGCCACTTTTGAACGCCGCCATTGTCAGCGTAGATGTCCAAGTCAAACGTATAGATGTTGCCGTTTTCAAAGTCGCCAACAATAATGTTGCCACCGAAATTGCACTGGCAATTGCTGCGGTGCCGCATAAACTCGCCGTTGTTCCAGCCAGCACGTTCATGCCAGGCTTGGGTGGCCACATCGTAAACCCAAGTAGCGTTGCCGCTTGGAAACGTCAGCACATAGAAAGCATGGCCTTCTTGTTGGTAGGTGTAGGCAATAGCGTCTGAGATGTTGCCGTACTGGGCGATGGCGTACTCAATAGCGTGGGTGGAAATACGAACGCCGGTATAGCCATTGGCTCGGTAGACGATACCTTGGCCACGGGCGTCTGTGCCCAGCCAGAACAGGCCGTTATCCATCTTGGCAATGGTCGCAGCCGACACGCAGCCGATCTCGTTGAAAGCGCCTTGGATGCGGGTCAGGGGAAAGTCAGCAGCGCCTGAGTCATACCAAACTTCAACCGAATCGGTGCCAAACACCCACAGTTCGCGGTGATCGGAGATCAGACCAACCACGCCGTCGGGCGAGCCTTCGGCGCTGGCAAAGTCCAACGGGTTGATGGATGTGCCATCAAGCAACTGCGACACCCAGATGATCTGGCTGTTGGGTTGGTTATAAACAAAGTAACCGTCAAGGTACGCAACCGTCACAGCACCGGCAAAGTCTGGGTCAGTAATTTGGGCAAACACGCCGGTGGTTTCGTTGTAGATGTAACCGTTCGGATTGCAAGCAAAAAAGATTTGAGTGCCGTTGTCAGCAATAGACACGGGGCCGGTGCCGGACACGGTGCCCAGCAACTGCGGTATAGCGGTCAGGCTGGTCAATTTGTAAACTTGTTGGCCAGACACGACATAGAAATCGCTGCCATTGGTCTGATGCGCCCACAATGCGCGAATTGGGCCAGTGCCTACGGTTTGCAGGAAGTTAAGCCCTGGCGCACGGTTAAGAAACCCTGCTTCTTTGCCGCCTTCGGGGATGACTTCTGGAAACAAATTGACCATGCGGTTGTCCGCAGCGTTGATACTGCGGGCAACATACGCTGATCCAAGTATGGGCGTTTTCATCAATAGTTGCCAGCATAGATGTTGAACCGCTGGCGTGTGGCCACAATAGCATAAGGCATCGACATCACGTCGTCAGGATTGTTGATGCGTTTTAAATTGCGCTTGCTGGTCATGGCGATGCGCTGCACTTGTGGGCTTGGCTCAACACCAAACTCAGGGGCAAACTCCATTGCCAAATTGTAGACAAACGCCCGCAAATAGCCTGGCGGGAACAGAATGTTTGTCGCCAAGTTAGCTGGCTGATCCAACTCTTGCACACTGATAAAGTGCCATTCCAAGTCCCGTGTGGGTCTTGGATAGACAGTCATCTGGATGTTAGGGTATTCCATATTGATCCACATGACCTGTGGATAAGTGGACGTAACCGTTTTGACAGCGATGCCGTCGTACTGTTGCTGGTTGATGAACTTGATACCGAAAGACACGTTGGTGCCTGGATCACGAAAATAAGTAGCATCGTCCAACAAAATAGGGCGAATACCGTCAAAACCGCCAGCAGCCGCGCCGGATGGGCCAAGATGGCGTTGAATCTCACCCGCTGGCCAAGTAAATACTTGATCAATGGTGTTAAAAACTGATAACCGCTCAGTGTTCCATGAGTCAATCATCTGATTGAGCGCCATCAGCGCATCTTGAGATACGGATGCAGAAGGTGTTTCACCTTCGGCCAACACACCAAGCAATCGTAATGCACGGTTTATCTGATCACCTGCCGTGTAAATGGCCATGTTTATGCTCCTTGTTCGACCACCTCTGTGGGTCGGCTACGACGACGTTTGACTTCCAGTTCGTTGGTAACAGGAGCCGCCTCAACAGGCGTGTCTAAAGTATATCGCACCCAGCCATTCTTTTCATCTTCTACGGCTTCAAGCTCCATAGTCGCAACTTTGGCACCGTGAACTTCATGAGACATGTAAATAACAGCCATAATTTAAGAACGGGGGCTTTTGGCCCCCGTTTGGTTAAGCGCCGTGGATGACGGCAAAGTTGATGATGACAGCTTCAGAGTATGAAGTTGCGCTCAAGTTACGCAAAGAAATTAAACAAGTGCCTGCAGCCATATACGAAACGTAAGTGGTGTAATCGCCCGCAGCACTACCAGTAGAATTGCTAGAAACATTCACAATAACTACGTCGTTGGTTGAAATTAAACTGTTGGTCAGAATAAATGACACCACTGCACCGCCAGCCAATGCTGCGGCGTTCATTGTGATACGGCCAGCAGACTTGTTCAGAGTTACCCCTGTGGCTTTGTCTGTTGCTTGGGTCACAGTACCTTGTGCTGCTGCGGCGTAGCCAATTTCTTCGGTTGCGTAGCAAGTGCTGAACTCAGGGTCTAAATACGCAACGCCAGTTGCTTTTGTGTTTGACATGATTGTTCCTTTAAAAACGGGGGCCGAAGCCCCCATTAATTACATCAAAAATGCCGAATAAGCTGCGTCGCCAGTCTTCACAAAACGGTAGGTGTAAGCACCGAAACGTGGGACAGTGACTGAGCCAAAGATCGTAATACCAGTGCCTGTTGTGACAGGAACGGTAGACGATGCGCCAGTGTTGTTGTTGTTGCAAATTGTCAAGCTAAAAGCTGAACCAACTTTTGCGCTTGGGATAGCTGCATCAAGCAACGCTGCTGTGGGCAGAGTCACGGTCAATGTAGCGTCACTTGCTTTTTTGCAAACAACCAAACCAACTGCTACATCAGCCGCAGTCAGAGTAGTGTCTGCGGTCAAAGTAGTAGGGATGGTTTGTACGGTAAGTTGAGCTTCTGTCAGGTTGCCGTCACCAACTTGGTAACCGCCTGCGCCATTAGGTAATGCCATGATAATTTTCCTTCAAAAAAGTTTTTGATTAACCCCAGAGACGGCAAGCCATCTGTGGACGAATTGTGCTGAAGCCATACAGAACGTCGATACGGCAAGGCATACGGTCGTTGTTGATGTCGTACTGACGAACAACGCGCAAGCTGATACCGTTATGAACTGCGCGAGCAGCCATATCAACACCTTGGGGCAGCAACAAGTCGGCGGTCGCAAAAGTAATCGCATCTTTGTGGTAAACCAAGTTCTGGGGGTACTGAGTGCTGGCTGTACCGACAAACACGACGGCTTTGCTGGTAGCAGGCAAAGTCAACATGGTAGCCAGAGCATGAGCTGCTGAGTACATAGGAGCCACGGTCACGGTGGCAGTGGTGGTGGAAGTTGAAGAAGCCAAAGCAACAAACTGGAACAACGAACCTGTGGATTCACGGGTTTGTGGGTTCACAGCGTAGCAGTCAGCAATCGTAAACACGTCACCAACAGCAATCAGTTCACCAGAGCCAACAGTCAGCGTGAGGGTAGAAGAACCTTCAGTTGTCACAGCAGCGCCAGTGGTGTTGCCAGTAGCAGCGCGGGTGCCAGTGGTGTGTTGCTTGATTGACTGAGACATATTGATCTCATCAAAGCCCAACACGCCGGTGCCCATCATGCCGTTCTTGAACTGTTTGCTGATGGTGTCTGTAGGATTGAACAGACCCTTCATGCCTTCAACCAAACCAGCGTTAGCGGCTGGGTTGACGGTGGCATAACGGGGTGACATCACGGCAGCGGCTTCGTTCAGTTTCTGCTGGGCTTGCAACAGCACCAAGGAAGTAGAAGGAGTGGTGCCAGGGGTGCCAACGGTGTTACCGATGGTTTTGTACGCATTGGCAACGTCAGCGTCAATGCTGGAGGCCAACTGGCTGATACGAGGCTTGAGAACACGTTCTGCGAAGTCGTCCAATTGCATGGTCAATTCAGCAGATGTGAAGTTCACGCCGATGTGCTTTTGTGAAGCAACAGTCAGTGTGGTGAACTGTTCGTTGTCGTCCTGAACTTGCAGGGCGGCACCGTCAGTTACCAGAGCGCGGTCGGGCAGGCGGATACGCAGTGTGGAGCCAATCTTGGCACCTTCTACTGCGAAGGAATCGTCGTATTGACGATTCACGTTACGGGTGAGCACCAGGTTGTTCTCGAGAATCTCGAGAGCTTTGCGGGTGATCATGTCGATCGTTAAGATACTATTAGACATGGAAAAAATCCTTCAAAAATTGTTTAGCGGTTGACTTGAGCTTGCAACTTCTTTATCTGTCTTGCTCGTTCAGCTTCAATCCACTGCGAATCAGTCATGGTCTTGGTAGACCGTGGATCCGTAGTGTCATAAGCTGGG